TCACGCTCCCACGATAACGGCGATACCGCCCTTTGAAATCTGTACCCACACTAGACTGCCGTCTGACGTATTGCAGTCCACTGCCGCACGAAATGGATACGACCGCTCGCCGATATGAACACGTCCATTCTGAATCCTGCCGCGCTGTGCCTGTGATTCACCCGTCCGTGCGTTCTTTATCCCCGCCCGTATTGCTGCCGCAAGTCCAAGAATGCCATTCATCCGTACCACCTCACCATCTTGATTGTCTGCCGCAAAAGGCGCGGCGTGAGTTCCACTGTGTTTGACTGCAAGAAATACTCATGTCCCTCGAATCGGATGCGCTCGGTAAAATCGACGACGTGGTCAATGTCGGAAACGCCGCAACGAATCCGTGCGCGAATCTCCACCGTAACAGTCTCCTGTGTCCTGCGGTTCAGCCATTCGATTTCCCGCGTCAGTGCCCGTAAATACTCCGTACCCACAACGGGAAATTCTGTGTCGATGAGCGAGGAATATGGGAGTTCCCCATTTCCCCTGTACTGTGCGCCGAGACTGAGGTTCGACTGCTCTATCGTGAACTGACTCGCCTTGCCGCCGGGCTTTCCCTGCGACAAACTACTCCCCTCCAATGCGCCATCGACATAAACCGTGGTTGCGTACCATCCATAACCGAGCGGTGCATGATAGGTGATGCGCTCCGTGCCCTTCTCTCTGTTCCAGTCCTCCCAATCGTATTCTGTGTGTTTCTTCCCGTCATTGACCGCCTCGGTGGTACGCTCCCACTCCTTGAAGAGATACACGTCACGCCCTGTGGAGGCGTATGCGTAATCCGTGCGGCTTGTCGAGCCGTCCACATTGTGTGTGCGTTTTTCGGCAAGATACTCCCCGTCATAGGAATAGGTGCTGTAGCCGTTCTCATTTGTCTCGCGAACGAGGAAACCATTATAGTAAGTGCGGCTGATCTCTTTGAATGAAATCGTGCCAGTGAAAGGGATAGGTGCAGTATCCTCCTCGTTGTGCGCTCCACTTTCAAGATTGTTATTCGCGCTGTGCCAGACAGAGCGCACGAGTTTCCGTTCGATAGTCGGCTGCGCGTGCGGCCAGTGCGTGATGTCGACAACGGATTCCTCCATCCCGCGCTGAATGATATGGAGCGTGTCGCCCCGTATGAACACATTGATCTGCCGCTGCGGCAGTTTTGCCGTCCATCCGAACAGTGCGGAGATAAAATCATGGTAGGTCATGCCGCTGCCCTCAAAGTTCTGCGACGGCGTGAAATCATCGGTCAGACGATGCAGCCGAAGCCCAAGTGCCGCCGCGATCTCCGCAGCATAGCGCGACACCTTCGCCCGCTCGACGTAGATATGGACGGACGTGTAGAGGAGCGTGTCCTTACTGTACGTTCCCTTGACGGACTGCACGATGCCACGCTGACTCGTTTCCTCCACGAGAAAACGGAAGGCATAATCCAACACGCGCCCCTGAACGCTGTCGCCGATGGAAAGCGGCTGGACGGTTTCGAGTTGGATATTGTCGGAAAGCGTAAGCTCGCCGAGTGTCACGGAGAAGGAGCGAATCCCCCGCTCCTTGAACTCTGCGTAGGTAAGCGTATGAGGAATCTCGATTTTCGTGTCTGCAAGAATCCGTGACTGCTTGACGAGAGTCCGCTTCGTATCTACGAGAACTGTACCACAGTGACCAACGCGCCGCTCGGTGTCGCCCGTTACCGTGATTTTCTTGACGATCCGAATGTCACGCAGGGTATCTGCACGCATGGCGATGGATGTGTTGAGACGGCGCGACGTATCTCCGCTCACCTGCACGGGCTGACGGAATACGGGAATCACCGTGGCGTATATGACTGGTTTTAGGTGAACGCGCCCGAACGGCAGCCATGCGATGCAGACGGCGGGTTTCAGCTTGATGCTCATGTTCCCGCTCTCCATCCGAACTGCCGCCCCGTGAGTTCTTCAATCGTCATGGAGACAGTGCGCGTGTCCATCACAACTGATGTTGGATTCTGTTCGGCGATATGTCTACCGTGTTCCGTGACAGTCCCTCCGCTCTTTTCAATCGCCGTCAAAGCGCACAGTCCTTCTGCCGTGCGGTAGGCAGGATTTCCGATAAGAGAAATCCCCGTCACACGCGAATCCACTCCGTACTGCGTGGATAGGGCGGCAACATCCACAGATTGCAGAATCTCCTGATTCGCAGCCGTCGCCTCATAATTCCCGTCCCCACAGTCGATCATGTTCGTCTGTGTTGCCTTTACAGGCAGCATGATGACCTGCTCCCGTGGGCTGATCTCTTCATCCGAGAGGATGAGATTTGAGATAAGGACGTCCTCTGTTCTGCTGTAAAGCGTTATGGTCTTTTCACTGGAACTGTAGGCGTACCAAAAAGAGCAGTCCTGCTTGTTATAAACCTCACGTTCGTTCAGGATTGCCCGAAAGATACCGTCATTGTTCTGCCCCGGTTTGACATGAAACCACAAGGTATTGACTGCATTTACACGAATGCTGTCGGAAGTTGCAATGGTATCGTTATTGTTGTTTCCCTTCATGCGCCACCTGCTCCAGGACGTTTCCGCGCTAACGATGATGTAGCCACCAATTGCAAGGGTAAGTTTGGCACGGTCTGCATTCTCCGGTGCTTTGAAGTACAGATCCAGTTTCCCGTAAAGCTCTGCAGGGAATTCTGAAATCGTCAGCCCTTTGTCACTGGTCGGCTGCCAGAAGGATATGCCTGTTTTGCTGTACTGCTCCCCTGTTACCGTCGTGCCACCACCAACTGAGAGCAGCTCCGCATAGCCCGGATTGATGTATTTGAACGCCATACAAACCTCCTCAGTCCGACACAAGCAGCCCCTCTGCCTGAATGTCTACGCTCGTATCCTGCTGCGGCTGTTCATCTGCACTGCTGAGTGCCTTGACCCAGAAAATCGTATTCTTATCAGCAACATTGGATAATGAGATACTGTCTTTCCACTCGGCGGACTCCAATACCGTTTCGGCAGTGTATCCGTTATGCAGAGCGATCTTCCACTTGTTCGCATGAGCACCGACAAACTTGATCGTCAGTTCCCCGTCGATGTGGAAGCCGCTCTCGCACCGCACGGCACATTTGACGGCGTTCTGCTCGCCCTTGCCCGCATCGAGCAGGACGGAGATGGGCGCAAGTTCCGTGCCGGAGCTGACCTCCGTCCCGTCCTTGCCGCCCACGGTCGGATTGTTCATATAGATATGCAGCAGTTCTGCCATTGTCACACCCTCCAAAATTCCAGAGACAGTTTATATACCTTCGGGAAATGCGCCATATACTCGTAGGATTTCACCACAACACGCATAGAGGGCAGGATGTTCCCGCCCTCGTCCGTTACGGACACCATTGTACGGCTGTCCCAGTAGCCCTTGATTTTCTCCCAATCGGCGGCAGTCACAACAACGGCGCAGGAAATGCGGTCGCCCTCTGCAATATGCCCGAAATCCTGCACGACCGCTCCGCCGACAATTTCCAAAAGCTGTTGACGGTCGTCGGGAATGGTCTGCCAGTTTTCAACGGATAATGTCCGCACCTCACCAATGTGAATATGAATTGGAATCACCTCCAAGGGCATTTTCAACAGCGGGACGGATACGGTCGGCGACGTGATCGGCGAGCATACGCATCCCCTCGTTGTCCTCCGTGACGGCGTTCTCGATTTGCACCTGTATGTGGATCTGTCGATTGTCCGTCATGGATGGCGATGTCTGAGTATCAGCCCGTGAGGGAGGGGAATTCTGTCCCCCACTTGAAACAATATGCGCCTGTTGCCCCAATCCTGCCATCATTTCCGAGTATGAGAACTCCTGCCCATTGACACGGATGCGGGAACTGTCTTCACGCTTCTCGGGAGCAAAATTCGGCAGGAGATTCTCCATCGCCCATTTGCGCCCGGACTGGAACTGTTGAAGCAGTGCCGGTGTCAGCCCCAGATCCTCTGCCGTAAATTTATTCTTCTTGCGAAGATACTCCATCAGCCCGACTTGCCCGGACTCCTTGAATACCTTCAGCTCCTCCTTCTGGGAGCGCAGGACTTCCAGAGCAGCGTTACGCTTGGCATCGAGTTTTTCCTTCTCTGCCCACCGTGTCGCCTCAACCTCATCCAGTCCCTTCTGTACCCACGCTTCCTTCTCACGCTCAATCTCCGCAAGACGGTTTTCAAGTTCGGTTTTCCAGATGGAGTCAATATTGGAAGCAACGTCACGCCCCCACTGCTCCATCACTCGCGCTTTGCTCTCACTGAGCCAGTTCTGCGTCTGTACCTCATCCAAGCCCTTCTGGTGAAAGGCATCGGCTTCACGAGCGATGGAGTCCAGCTTGTTCTGCAGGTCGGTCTTGTAAAGCGCATCCGCCTTGTCCACAACGTCCCGCTGAAAGTCGGCATAGATTTTCGCTTCCTTTGCCAGACGGTATTCGTCGATGAGGTGCGGATCGGCGCCCTTCTGGAAGAACTCGAAGGATTCACGATCCAGAGCGTGCAGGCTGTTCTGGATGTCCGTGTGTGTCAGTGTATATAAGCTGTCCGTCAGCTGTGCGGTCGCTTTTGCGGATTCACTGACCGTCTTTGCAGCATCTTTCTCAGCCGCCGCACGGATCACCGCAGCTTTGGCATTCTGCTCCTGTGCCTTGGCGTTCTTCTCCGCTTCGGCACGTGCCTTCTCCTCTGCCGCCGCTTTCTCTTTTGCAATCTTCTGCTGTTCTTGGTATTGCTTGTATTCGTCCCCGTAGAGAGCATCGAGAACGCTGCCGCCGAGGAACGGAACAGCAATCAGCGGAGATGCCACGGGGTGATTCTTCATGAGCCATGAATTTGCTTCTGCGTGTTCATTGACCTTGTGAATCTGCTCGCCGACAAAGCCCGCAAGCTCCGCGACGGTCTTGAGTGCTTCGCCCCAACCGAGGACGGCGTCCTTGATCTCGTCCTTATTGTCACGGATCGTTTCAACGAGAGATTCAAACCCATCATTGATCTCTGGCATGAGTTCCTCGGCGACAGGAAGGAGCGCAGCACCGAGGGCAAGTTTCAGCTGCCCCGCTTCCATCTCCATCGCACGCCATTTGAGATACGTCTCGTGCGCCTGTGCGGGGTCGAGCAGACCTGTGGTCTTGACGCGAGATGAAATCGTCATCAGATCGTCATACTGTTCGAGAATGGGGATGAGTGCCGCACCACGCGCACCAAGGACTTCTGCGGTATACGCCTCCTCCATGCCCGCTTCGCTTGCGGTTTTGTAGCCCTTGGCAAGCTGCGCCAGCTGCTCATTCAGAGGCAGGAGATTCCCTTGCTTATCTTTGAGTGCGATCCCGAAGCGCGATAGGGCGTGTGTGGTATCGTTGCCGCTCTCCCCCGCAGCAGATACCTGTTTGTCAAGACGAGCGATCAGCGGTATGACGCTCTTGATGTCCGTATCCGCAAGCTGAAACATACGCCCCAGTTCAGCGGCTTCCCCCGCAGAGACGTGAAGTCGTTGCGTCAGCTTGTAGACGTTCTCACCCGCAAGCATCGCGTCTTTTGTAATGTTGAATAGTCCTGCACCTGTTGCCGCAACAGCCATAACTGCGGCCATCTTTGCGGAGAGGACGTTGAATCCGCTCGTTAGATTCTTGACACCCGCCTGTGCCGCCGTCATGCCCGCTGAGATGCGCCCACCGAGCGTGCCGGAGAGGACGGCGCTCTCTTTGAGCCGTGCATTCAGTTTCCGCACCTCGGCTTCGGTCTGTGCGACGGTTCGTTGCTGACGCAGGAGATTGCTCTCCGCACGGCGATAGGCGGCACTGTCCACACCATCATTCTTTTTCGCAGACTGCAAAACGGCGGCAAGAATCTGTTCCTTCTGCCGCTGAATGTCCAGTTCGCGATTGATCGCCTGATGGCGCACCTTGATCTTGTCAAGTTCCGTACCCACACCGTCGAGTTTGGCAAGATCGGCATCCAGTTTCAGATGGATGTTGTTTGCCTTGCTGTTCAGTCGTGCGATGGAATCCGAGACGGTCTTGCCCGCCGTGTCAAAGTCCAGCTGCAGCTGTGCAATATTGAGACCGATGTCGAGATAGAGTTCATCAATCTTCTGTCCGCGCTTTGCCACTCCATCTCCCTCCCTACATCACGTCGTCAATAAAGCGTGCGGATTCCTGCTGTTCGCAAAGTGCCGTCACGACAAGCTGATCGAGTAAAAATGAAACCTCATGCTCGTCGATTTCCTGCATTGTCCACCCGTAGGCGGACTGGAGCCGCTCGTAGTAGCGCAGTAAATGCTGGTACGGAGAAAGAACTACACCTCTTTCCCCGTCTCCTCGTTTGGGAGGTTCACCAGTTTGGAAAAGGTCAGCGACTGAATCCAACGGAATAGTGCGCGTGTCAGTGGTACGATATCCGCGACATCCACATTTTCGTCGATGACTTCTTTTGTGACATCATCACGTCCGAATCCGAGAACGATTAGACGGACGTGCTCGTCCAGAAAGTCCTCAAGATCCATGTCCTGTTTCTCTGCATCAAAAAAAGCAAGGAACTCGCGCCAGACCTTCATCTTCGGAGGATTCGGCACGATCTCCCTGCCCGCAATATGCAGTATCGGTGTATCCATCGTAACCTCCCTCAGACCTGCTCGTACCACTTCGTCCCCGTCTCAGCGGCAAAGCCCGCCGCCTCCTCGTCCGCCTTGGCGTAGGACAGCCCGTCCGAGAGTCGGTAGATCGCCTTTGCCGTCAGCGTCGGCGTGTCGAACTGGATGCTCTCCTGCTTCGAGTTGCCGCTCTCGGAGGGTTCCGTGAATTGGACTTTGTAGAATTTAGTGAAGCGTTTCTTCCCGTTCCTCTTATCCGACTGGAAGAGGACGGCGAAGTACGGAGCGACATCGTCCTTGCTCGCCTTCATCACGCCGTTCTCGATACTGTGCCCCAGAAGGTAAGCCGTATATTCGAGCGGCAATGCGGCAGTGTCGAAGGTAAGGTCGTAAGATGCGGTATTGGATGCCGTATCCACGGACTGCCCGTCGGCAAAAAGCTCCGCCTGATTCGTCTGCGGCTTGATGTCCACCTTGCGCAGAAGTTTTCCGAGCGGAATCGGAGCTTCGTAGGTCGCCGCCCCTCCTGCCACATCGGTGAGCATCTTTGCGATATGAAGTTTCTGGATGTTGATGAACTGCCCGCTCGTAAGATTCGCGGCGGGCTTTGCTATTGGTGTTGGACTTGGCATTTTATTCTCCCTCCACTGCTGTTCTGTAATCTGTAATCTCAACGAAAATATCCTTCTCAAAGAACTCCTGCGTCTGCGCCCGTACAAAGCCGAGCGGCAGGAGCACACTTTTTACGGCTTTATGGATTTCCCGAAACCGTCCGTCCTTCGTCAGAATGTGGATACGCACTGTCACACGCCGTTCCAGTTCCGCGCCGTCTGCCGAAAGCACGGGCACATCCGAGATCACGGAATAGACAATGACCGGATACGTTCCCGCATCGGGACTGCGCCCGTGGTAGATGCCCTTTCTCCCATGTGCGAGAAGCTGCGTCAGCTCCTTTGAGCGTACAAGTGCCTGATACACCATCCGTGCCGTAGTCATTTCCCTCTCCTCCGAATGGCAGACCTTACGGCATCGACGATAGCAGAACGGATCCCGTCCTTCTTGGCGTCGAGCGCGGGATAGAGAAACGGCTTGTTGATGCGCGGGCTGAACTCGACAAGCACACCGTAGGGAACGCCATCCTGCGATTCTGCATCTGCTGCGATCCTCCAAACGGAGCCGTCCTTCCTGCGGAGACGTTTGTGGATGGAGTCCCGCAACGCACCTTTGACCACGCGCTTATCCGTCCCTGCATAGACGGGACAGCGGTTCTTTGCCTCTGCAACCACATCGTCTGCGCCGTGTGCGAGGGCTTCCTTTGCCGCAGCCGTCGCCTCCGCGCCGAGTTCCGAAAGGACCTTCTCGGCAGAGACGAAACCTCTATATCTAGCCATCTTCCACCAACTCCCTGCATTCCAGAACGAGCCATCGCTTCTTCCCGCTGAGTGGATACGGCGGCGCAATCGGCGTGAGCGTTTTATCTCCCCAACGGATACGATCCGTCACGCGCACATCCGCACGGTAACGAATGACGATGCGGTAATCCACCTCCTGCACCTTTTCAGCGTACCCGTCGGAGATTTTCGCGGCAAAGGGCAGAACAAGCGCCCACGCCTTTGAAATCTCCTGCACCGACGATGAGCGGATATTCCCCTCATCATCCGTATCCGTCACGGGGCGCAGGATAGAAATTCGGTGACGCAGTTCGCTCATAGACACCTTCATCTAAAAGACCTCCTTCCGCACACCAAAGAGGAGCGAGCGCAGCGTCAGCGCAAGCCCTCTGTGATCCGCTTCCTCTCGGTGTTCGTAGAGATAGGACACGGCATAGAGAATTGCAACGCGCACAATCGCCTGATCTTCGACCTTGGACAGCTTCTTCACGCGCAGTAACGCTGTACAGATTTGTTCTGCCGTTTCCGTAAAGTGCGTGAGAAGGTCATCCTCCTCATCCCCGTCAATTCGCAGATATTGTTTCACTGCTGCAAGCGGCACAAGCATAGAACCACCTCCCCTCTTTGCCGCAAAACATAAATCAGCCCTTCATCTTGAGTGTCTGCACCGCTTCCTCAAGAACGAGCTTGCCGTCCACACGCTCCTTCATGACGTAGCCGACCATGCCGTTGCCTGCGAACAGCTCCTTCAGTTCCTGCAGGGAACGTGTCCCACGGTCGCCGATGTTGTAGTAGGAGTAATCGCCGAATGCAATGACGGTCTTGCCCGCCTCGACAGCAGGCATATATGCCGAAGAGTACACGGGATAGCCGAGCAGACGGTCGGGTTCGCCCATCTGGTAGGACGGCTGCCAGAAGTATGCGCCATTCGCATCCTTGAGCTTTCGGATGCTTGCAAGCGTCTGGTCGTTGACGATGAACGCCGCATTCTTGCGGTAGGGACGCTTGAGGCTGTAGACGAGTGTCACGAGTTCGTCCGCCTTGATGTCGGCACCTGCCGTGGTGACGGATGTCTTTGCCAACACGAGAAGACCCTTGGGCTTGTGCGTCCCATCGCCACTCAGGAATGCGTCCTCCTCTGCGTTGCCGAGTGCCTTGCCGAACTGCTCGATGAGGTAGTTCTCAAGGTTGAAGGCGTTGTCATAGAGAAGTTCCTCCGTCACCTTGACCGCAACGTGCAGCTTGTGCGCGTCGAGGACGATCTGGTCGAAGGTCGCGTCCCCAAAGGTAAGAGGTGCGCCTTCCTCAATCCACGATGCCGCAGGTTTCGTGGCGGCGATGTTGATCTTGTGCTCCCCGCTCGTTGTGATGACCGTCGCAAGCGGACGCAGGACGTTCTCCTCATCTAGAACGTCGATCAGACGCTGATCGTATTCCGCGGGAACGAGATAGCCGCCGTTTGCATCCACGCCTTCCTGCAGGACGTTCTCCACCTGCCGAAAGTTCGTGCGAAGTGCCTTGAGCATTGCTGCACGATATGCCTCGCTTGCCCGTCCCGTCTTTTCCGCATTGAGCGCAGCCCCCGGAATGTTGGTGATTGCCGCCGTCACGGGCTTTGCAAGCTGTGCATCGAGAATCGCCTGACGCTCCATGCGCTCAATGTCCTTGCCGAGCGCGAGCACCTCGTTCTCCATCTGCTCATACGCCTTGGCATCTTCGGCTGTGAGATGCCCATCCTTTTCGTGAGAATCCAGAAACTGCTTTGCCTGTTCCCACATTTCTGCACGCTTCTCGCGCATTGCCATGATCTTATCCATGTTCTTGTCCCTCCGTTAATGTGAAATAGAAAAGAGCCGCTTCTTAAACGGCTCTGCATCGACATTGTGTGTTCCCTGCCCGAATTTCGAGAGCAGGGAGTTCGTGACAGCGGCACGGGAGAAGATCAGTCCGTCTGCCGTGTCTGTCACAGGACGCTGAACGTCCGTATAGAGAACGGAATCCGCAAATCCAAGCTCCACGGCTTTCTTTGCATTCATCCACGTCTCGGCATCCATCAGCCGTGAAATCTTCGCACGGGACAGCCCCGTCTTGATCTCGTAGGCGTTGATGATACTCTCCTTGATCTCGGCAAGGAACGTGATCGTCCGCTCCATCTCATGTGTATCACCGATGGAGACGGTCATGGGATTATGGATCATCAACATCCCCAAGGGAGAAATCTCAACGGTCGTTCCTGCCATTGCGACGACGGATGCGGCGGAAGCGGCAATCCCGTCAATCTTAACGGTGACATTTCCCTTATACTCCATGAGCATATTGTAGATCTGTGCCGCCGCATAGCAGTCCCCGCCTGGTGAGTTGATCCAGAGGTCAATATCTCCCTCGGCGGCGTGAAGCTCAGATCGAAACATCTGAGGTGTGACTTCATCGCCCCACCATGTTTCATCTGAGATTTCACCGTCCAGAAGCAAGATTCGCTTCTCTCCCTCGTTCCGCCCCCAGTTCCAAAATTTACGTTTCATCGCCCTCTCCTTTCTTGTTGGCGAATAAACCTGCGTCCCTCAGTTTTGTCATGTTCCCGTTGATGAGATAGAGATCGCCGCCCTCCTCCGCTTCGATGGGATTCATGTCCTCAAGCCTGCGGATGTCGTTCGCGGAGAGCCATCCGTTCTGCCGCCCGATGGCATATCCCTCCATGCGGCTCTTGTAGTCCCCGCGCAGAAGACCGTCCACGTTGAAGCGAATGAAGTAATCCTTCCGCTCCTTGTCCGTCAGCAGTGCTTTCTGCAGCGACTGCTCCCATCGCATGACCCACGGATTCAAAGTGTATTTGACGAACTCAAGCGACTGCTGCTCGATATTCGAGAAGCTGGACTTCTCCAAATCCCCGACCATATGCGGCGGCACACGGTAAAGCCGTGCAATCTCGTCGATCTGGAACTTCCTCGTCTCTAGGAACTGCGCCTCTTCGGGCGGTATGGCAATCTGCTGATACTTTACACCTTCCTCGAGGACGGCGATCCTGCCCGTGTTCATCGTGCCGCCGTAAACGGCGTGCCAACTCTCACGGAGCTTTGACGGGTCTTTCAGAACACCCGGATGCTCAAGCACGCCGCCCGGACGCGCACCGTTCCTGAAGAATGCCGCGCCGTACTCCTCTGTCGCAAGGGCAATGCCGATGGCGTTCTTTGCCATAGCGATGGGACTGTAGCCGACCAGACCATCGAAGCCGAGTCCCGGAATGTGGAGGACATCCTCGCGTCGCAAACGAATCTGCCCCTTATCTTTGAAGTTCGGATTCTCCTCCGTGCTTCTCGTGTAGGTGTAGTAGAGTTCCCCCGTGCGGCTGTCACGACCGACCTCCATCTTGTCCGGGAGCAGCGGATAGAGACCAAGGACACGCCCTCTGCCATCTCGAAGTATCTGGGCATAAGCATTTCCCCACAGAAGGAGATGTGCCATGAGAGTCTCGCGGAATACGAAACTCGTCATCTCAGGATTCGGCGCATCGTGGAGCAGGAAATACAGCGGATGCTCCGGTACACGTTCTTTGCCCTGCCCTTTGTATGCGTAAACATGAAGGGGCAGCCCTGCGATGGATTCGGCAAGAATACGGACACAGGCATAGACTGCCGTCATCTGCATTGCAGTACGTTCGTTGACCGCCTTGCCCGCCGCCGTCTGCCCAAACAAAAAGGACAAGCCGCCGAGATGATTCGTAGGCTTGTCCCGCGAACGAAAGAGTTTGCTGAATAGGTTCATATGTTATTCTCCTTGCACAATGATAGCTTTTATGCTATCATCAAAGTGTCTTTAAGAGGGAGTATAATATGTATCGAATTGAGTTCTACGAGAAAAGAAACGGGACATCCGACGTATGGAATTTTCTCGAGGAGTTACGTGAAAAAAGCAAGACGAACAAAGATGCGCGGATTCAATATGATCAGATCATCTTTTACATCGATCTTTTGGCACGCAACGGAACGAGATTACCGAGTAAGATCACAAAATATCTGGAAGATGATATATGGGAACTTCGCCCCGGAAACAACCGGATCTTCTACTTCTATTACGCAGACGGTCAATATGTTCTGCTGCACCACTTTCGGAAGAAAAGTATGAAGACACCGCCGCGCGAACTAGCCCGTGCAAAAGAAGCACGAACCGATTACCTTCGTCAGCAAAAGGAGCGAGGAAAATGAAAACATGGGAAGATTACAAGAATCATGTAAAATCCATTGACGCAGAGAGCCGTCGAAGTATGGAGGAGATTGAAGAAATTGCAGCTATTGTTTCTTCGATGATTGAGCGGCGCACCGCCCTTGGCATCAGCCAAAGAACGCTTGCGCAGCGTTGCGGTCTGCCGCAATCCTCCGTTGCACGTATCGAATCTTTCAAAACGACACCAAAAATCGACACCTTGCTCAAACTCATGCAGCCGCTTGGACTGAAACTCCAAGTTGCCGCACTCTGATTCAGACCCCGAATCACAGCAGCAAGATTCCTCGCTCGTCATAGACAGATGCGGAGGTATCATTCCCACAGCGAATCGCACGATCCAGAGCCATGATGAGCGCAATCACGCCGTCGATCTTCTCTGTGGACTTCTCCTTGTCTGCCTTGATGTTGCCCGCAGGATCGGTGCGAATGAAGATGTTGTCTGCCATCCAGCGCATGACGGGATGCCCGCCGTGCGCTATTTTCTTTTCCAGCGTCAGCTTCATCAACTCCTTCGTCGGCGGGCTCATATCCTTGAATCCCTGCCCGAACGGAACAACGGTGAATCCCATCCCCTCAAGATTCTGCACCATCTGCACCGCGCCCCATCGGTCAAAGGCAATCTCGCGGACGTTGTACTTCTCGCCCAGTTTCTCGATGAACGTCTCGATAAATCCGTAATGCACAACATTCCCCTCGGTGGTCATGAGAAAGCCCTGCTTCTCCCACACGTCATACGGTACATGATCGCGGCGCACGCGAAGGTCAATGTTCTCCTCGGGAATCCAGAAGTACGGAAGCACGGCAAACGGCTCATCCTCCTCGGTCGGAGGAAACACGAGGACAAATGCCGTAATATCCATCGTGGAGGAAAGGTCTAATCCGCCGTAGCAGACGCACCCCTCCAAGGATTCCGCATCCACAGGCAGAGCGCACGCATCCCACTTGTCCATCGGCATCCACCGCACGGACTGTTTCACCCATTGATTCAGACGCAACTGACGGAAACTGTTCTCCTCGGCGGGATTCTGCCGTGCGGAATCGCAAGCCGCCTGTACCTTGTCGATGCCGACCGTGATACCGAGGGACGGATTCGACCGCTTCCAGACCTCGGGGTCTGTCCAGTCCTCATCCTCCTTCGCTCCGTAGATCACGGGATAGAAGGTCGGGTCGATCTTTCTCCCTTCGAGAATGTCCTTCGCTTTCTGATGCGTCTCATAGCAGATGGACTGCGTATCCGTCCCCGCCGTAGTGATGAGGAAGTAAAGCGGCTGCATACGCGCATCGCCGGAGCCTTTCGTCATAACGTCAAAGAGCTTGCGGTTCGGCTGTGTGTGAAGTTCGTCGAATACAACACCGTGAATGTTGAAGCCGTGCTTTGAATATGCTTCTGCCGAAAGCACCTGATAGAAGCTGTTCGTCGGCAGATAGACCATCCGCTTCTGTGAGGCAAGGATCTTCACCCGCTTACTGAGCGCAGGACACATCCGCACCATATCTGCTGCGACCTCGAACACGATACTCGCTTGCTGACGATCAGCGGCACAGCCATACACCTCGGCACGTTCCTCCCCATCGCCGCAACAAAGGAGAAGTGCAACGGCGGCGGCCAGCTCGCTCTTCCCGTTCTTCTTCCCTATCTCGATATACGCCGTGTTGAACTGCCGATAACCATTCGGCTTGAGGATACCGAAGACGTCTCGGATGATCCGCTCCTGCCAGTCGATGAGTTCAAAGGGCTTTCCTGCCCACGTCCCCTTCGTATGGCACAGGCACTCGATAAAGCCCACGGCATAGTCCGCAGCGGCTTTGTCATAGTGCGCGTTTTCTGCCATGAACTCCGTCGGCTTATAGTCCGTCAGTTTTCGCAAGCAATCACCCCCCATCAAAAAAGAGCCGCTCTCAGCGACTCACAATATCTGAAACGAGAAGCAGCCCCGAAGGGCTGTTTTTTATTTGGCGCGGCTTAGATGCGCTTCATGCACCAAGCCATCGCGTGCCCGCCGTCCTCGAAAAGCTCGGTGGCGACTTCGACGAGGTTCAGGCGGCATTCGATGTCCGCAAATCCCGTCTCCTCCGACGTTTCGACCATCTCGTAGACGGCTGCGTGGAAGCCCCAGCATTCCATTCCGACGACAAGGATCTGCTCGCCGTAGCGAAGGATCGCGCCGCTCGTCCCGAACCGCATCTCATCAAGGTGCTCCATCGTGGTGGTCTTCGGCCATCTTGCTTCTGCACTTTTCATTTTGTGTTCCTCGCTTTCTGTGTGTAGGTTGTTCCCTTCGTCATGTGTATATATGCCTCTAAACGCAGGATATAGCAAGTCTTATTTTCGATAAATCACACTTATTTTTCGAGAGAAACACAGCCCCGAAAGGCTGTGCAAGAAGCCGTAAAACTTACTCTTCGCCCGTGAGGATAAAGCGAATATATGCGGCGCGGTCTTCCTCGATGAAGCAGACCAGTTCGTAGAAGCCGCTCTCGAATGCCACCCGCTGCACGGAGGGAATGTCGAACATATTCACCCGCTCGGAGTCGCGAATGTCCATGATCTGCGTGAAAATCGTCTCGTTCATGACTGACTGCCTTTCTCTGCGATGCGGAAGGAGTCCACGCCGGGGATCAAACTGAGCGAGGAGCCTGTCGCCCATCGGACGAGAAGCTGTCCCGCATCGTCAACGCCTAGAATCTCGCCTATCGTCCCTTTGGGTGGTGCTTGCGGATCGTCCATGCCGAGGAGTTCCACCTTCGTCCCGCGTGGGTATCGCTCTCGAAGTGCGGCGATCTGCTCCCTACTCGGAAAATGCATGGCGCTCATCTCCTTTCCGATGTCCGCTCTTAAAGGCGCTGCTGCCCGTGAGGTTCTGCAGAAGAATCTTGCGCGACTCTTTGTAGGCATTTCCGATCATGCCAAGGCGCAGGAGGAAGCAGCGGAATGCGTATTTCTCGTTGTCCACAATCTTCTCCTTTGCCGTGACGCGCTTTTGTGTCCGCGCCATCAGGCAGAGCTTGCTGATGAATTCGGCGTATGCCTTTGCCGTCTCATCGGTGATCGTGCCGTGCAGCCATGCGAAGGTGATGCGATCATCGGTCAGTGTGTAGGTCGCCTCGCGGATGTCGAAGGCATGGCGAATGAGCTGCCCCTTGCTCCGAAGGAGTGCGTCCAGATTCTGCAGCGCCGTCTCGGTGAAAAGGCTGCGTGGGAGACTGATCGAAAGGCTGTCCTCATCGGCTTCTGCAATCGCTTCCTCTGTCGGAGCAGGTTCTGCCGGTGTCAGATCATCCACTGCCGCTTCCGTCAGGATCGACTCGTCTGCCCCTGTATCCGCGCAGGAAGCCTCGTCCTCCCCATCCTCGGACATGAAGCCCTCCTCGCGCAGTGCCGTGCGCACACACGCAACGGTCGCTTCGTCGGTGGCATCGTCGAAGCAAAGACATCCGTCCTTCGTGATCTCGAATGCGCCGATCTTGTAGGAAAATGTCGGTGCGCCGCAGTAGACGGGCTTTTCGCCGAGCACCTTGCTGATGATCCCGACCATCGCCTTGCGCTCTTCCTTTTGGATGTTGTAATTGACCTTCATGGTGACTACCTCCTTCATGTACTTTGGTCATTACATTCATCACTCACGTGGGAAGAATTAGCAAGCGGATTCTGTTGTATACACCAACTCTATCTCATCAAATAGATCTTATGCCCATCATTTCCCTGCCAAGGATACCGTCATGCGCTCAAGCATCTTGCCTGTCACCCAGATCGCCCCGTCGATGACAAGCGGCAGGAAGATGCGGTCGCGGAATCTACACCATCCTGTCTCCTTCTCCGCGCTCTCCTTCAGTGCCGCCGTGTACGCCGCCGACACCTCACGCGCTGCGGGAAGCCCCTTCTCGTGCATCCAGAGGACGGTCGCTTCCTTCGCTTCCGTCCGTACAAAGTCCCCCACATGGTTCTTCAATTCGTTTTGAATGTATTCCAGTTTCATCTTCAACACTCTCCTTCATAGTCCGTTACCCCACGCGCAATGGCGCGGGCAAATTCATCCTGATGCGAACGCAGAAGCTCTGCATCGCCCGCATGGTCAATAAACGCAAGCTCAACGAGGACGGCAACTGCGTCGGTGTTGTTTAAGACGTAAAGTCCGTTGACACCGGGCTTTGCCCCCTTCACGCCCCGATCCACGGTTCCGAGTGCATCCACAATCTGATTCTGGATGCACTGTGCCAGTTTCTCTCCCTCTCCGCTTCCGTAGTAGTGCCAGACCTCCGTTCCGTTTGCCGTGCCGTTACAAGCGTTGCAGTGAACAGAGATAAACACATCGGCATCCGCACGATTGGAAGCCGAGACGACTTCATGCAGACTGTCCGACTGCAAACATCCAACAACTTCTACACCTGCGGCACTCAGATACCCCGCCACAAGGTCAGCGACATTCTTTGCAACGTCGCATTCCTGCAGTCCGTACCCGCACGCGCCGGGGTCTGGATTGCCGTCCGGGGCATGACCCGGATTCAAAAACACACGCATCAAGATTCCTCCTTTGGTTTCGGCACATCCACATACGGAATGCGCTCACCGTCACGTTCCAAAAACACATCTTCGGCATTCCCGTCTTTGCTCTGAATGTACCGCTCGACAGCGACATCCACGAACTTCGGCTCAAGTTCCACGCCGTAGCAGATACGGTTCAACTGCTCACAGGCGATGAGCGTTGATGCAGAACCAAGGAAGCCGTCAAGAACGATGCCATTCCTCTGCGTACACTGCTTGACAAGGTACGCAATGAGCGGCACTGGCTTCGAGGACGGATGACCGCAGCCGTCCTTCTTCGAGTCCTTGATACGGTCAAATGCAAAGACAGTGGTCTGCTTCTGATCGCCGTACCACCTGTGCCGTCCGTCCTTCCTCCATCCCCAGATAATTGGCTCGTGGATGTACTTCCAGTCCGTGCGCGTAAGAACCAGTCGGTCTTTCTTCCAAACCAAGCCCGCGCCAACTTTAAAGCCCGCATCCTCATAAGCGTCATGAAAGATACGGGCTTTTGCCGTTGCGTAGAAAACGTAGATGGAAGCGTCTGTCGCCATTGCCGAGTGGAAGGCGGTAAAGGCAGATTTGAGGAACTCATAGGCGTCCTTGTCATTCAGATCGTCGTTCTTTATTTTCCCCGATGTGCTTTCAAGCTGGATCATGTATGGGGGATCCGTGCATACGAGATTTACCTTCTCACTGCCGAGCAGACGTTCATACGTCTCCGGCAACGTGGAATCTCCGCAGATAACACGATGCTTGCCGAGATGCCACACATCACCCGATTGAGCAACACAGGGTTTTGCGAGTTCCGCATCCACGTCGAAATCATCTTCCTGCGCTTCACCATCATCCAGTGAGAGCAGATCGGCAATCTCGGATTCGTCAAAGCCCGTGAGCGAGATGTCAAAGTCCATACCCTGCAAGGCTTCCATCTCGACGCGCAGCATTTCCTCGTCCCATCCTGCGTCAAGTGCGAAACGGTTGTCCGCGAGGATATAGGCTTTCTTCTGCGCTTCCGTCAGATGATCGACGAATACGCACGGCACGCTCTCCATCCCCTCCGCCCGCGCCGCCGCAACACGTCCGTGTCCTGCGAGGATGCCGTAGTCCTTGTCAATAATGACGGGACTGACGAATCCGAACTCCCGCAGACTGCCGCGCAGCTTGTTGATCTGCTCGGGCGAATGCGTCCGTGCGTTGTTGGCATATGGCACGAGTTTACTGATCGGAACGAGCTTCATTTCCGATGTTGTTTTGTTCAAATGACTTCCCTCCTTACTTCCTCGAACGCAGCAGCCGTTCCATCCGATCCTCTTGCGGAGAGCCGACGAATGTGGTGGTGCAGTTCTGCTTTACGATGTCGAAAATCTCATACCAGAGCAGATTCGACTGCTTCTGGAATGCCTGCCCCATCTGAACAAAGGGGCTTGCTATTGCCCCTCCGGTGGTCGGATGCTTGCCGATGAGCCCGTATTGACTCATTGCCTCCTCACACTGGATGAAACGGGCAAATGCCTGTGCGTAGCTTTCAATGAGCCGTGGATTCACAAGCCGCTCACAGCCGCGCTCCTTCAGCCACAGCCATGTTTCACGGAAAATCTCATCCGCGCCGAGCGGCTTTCCGTTCCGCTGTCGCGCAGACAGGAACTCGCTCGGCGTTGGCATCTCCTCGCCGTAGAGGTCGGCAGCATCCACAAGATCTGTGCCGTCCAGTTCCGTCATGGGGAACTCCATGATGTGCGCCGTGCGCCCACCCGCGATTTTATCTGCGAGTGGTTCGGGTTTATCTCCCGCCCGGATGCGCCGTCCACCGCGATTTGTTCCGTCCCGCGCCATCTTTTCGCCCCCTTCCTTTAATACCCCGTTTGAACCGACGTTTTTGTGCGTACGCCCCCTCCCCGGTCCAGTAACGGCGCGGTTTTAGGGATTTGACCGCCCCCTATGGGGGATAAGAACGTATTGCATTTGCTTCACTTTCGCGTTACAATAAGCAAAAGGAGGTTATGCATCATGTCCAAGACGGCAACAATCAATATGCGCATTGAGCCGACAATCAAAGCACAGGCTGAAACCGTTTTTTCTAGTTTCGGTATCTCCGTGACCGACGCCATCAACATCTTTCTGCACGCATCCATCATGGAGGGAGGCTTTCCCTTCCAACCGAAACAGCCCCGTTATAATAGGGAAACACTTCTTGCCATGCAGGAAGCACGCGACATCATGGATGGTAAAGTTGAGCCGAAGCGTTATCCGTCACTGTCCGCACTGATGGATGATCTGGATGCGGAGGATGCCCATGCTTGATCTCGTCACCACCACGCAGTTTCGCAAGGATTTAAAGAAGCTGCGTAAACGTGGAGCAGATATACAAAAGCTGGATGATGTTCTGCAAATGCTCTGCGCGGAAAAACACCTGCCCGAAAGGTATCGGGATCATGCGCTCGTTGGTGATTACATTGGTTTTCGCGAATGCCACATCATGCCGGACTGGCTACTCGTATATGCCATCGACAAAGGAAAACTGATTCTGACCGCTTCCCGCACGGGTTCACATAGCGATCTCTTCTAGCCGATTCATTGGAGTCGGCTTTTTATTTTGGTGTTCTCCGCCGATGAATCCGCTCATGACACGATACGCAGAGCGACATCAAATTGCTCTCGTCATGCGTGCCACCGTCGGCGAGAGGTCGAATATGATGCACAAGCGTCGCGAGAACGTATCTGCCCCGCTCCTTGCAACACTCACACAGCGGATGCGCTGACAAGTGACGGTCGCGAATCCTGCGCCATGCACTGTCGTATCTCTCGTGCTGATCGTACCCACGCGTGAAGTGGTCATAGTGCCGCTGCATCGTTTTCTCGTGCTCCTCGCAATAACAGCTTTTTCGATCTGTAAGATTCGGGCATCCTGTCATGCGGCAGGGGCGCTTCGGCTTTCTCGGCATCGCGCACCTCCTCGATGGCATCAAAAAAGCCCTCGCAGAGAATTGCTTCTCCGAGAAGGCTGATTCCATATCCTATTCTTGCTGAGTCTATCATATCACTGTCAACCCTATGAACGCAACGTGAACCTTTGTGAACTTATGTGAACTCAGATGCACTTTGCTGTCTTTTTTCCAAAATTTTTTCAACATCATCCAGAGCCTTGGCATGAATCTTATGCACCCATCGAATGCTGACGCTCATATCCGCTGCAATATCTTCCCATGATTTGAAGCTGTGGTAGCGACGCTCTAGCACCATCTGAGAGTTTTCATCCTCAACTTGCCAGATCGTATTCATGATCTCGAGTTTCAGATTGATCAGACGGTCGATGTCAGCATTGATCTCATCTTCCGTGTCGGTCAGACGAGCGATGATAGTTTCCATCCGCTGATTGTTCGGACTTGGACTCTTTGGCATGTCGCTGATGACGGCGCTCACATTTGTTGCCATGTCACGCAGCCGCGATACATGGGCGACCTTATCATTGATGCGTCGGTCAATGTTCCATGCCTGACTGAGATATTCTTTTGCTGTCATGCAAATTCCCCCTCCAACTTTTCAAGCAGCCACTCTCCGTCTATGCTTGTCAGCTGTCCGAACCATGCGGAACGAAAGAACCGCTCTGTCTCAGAACGCATCGCTGTCGCTACAACATTCTCTGCGTCTTTGCCGAGTGCCGCCCTAGCCCACCGATAATCCTTTGCCGCCTGTTCGACGATGGCATTTGCCAGAATCTCATAGTTCATGATGTTACCTCCGCTTTGACGGCTTCAATCAGTGCCGCCTGTGTCTTGTCCTTCCGTTTCAAGGCACGGAGGATTCTCTCGTCAATCGTGCCCTCGGCAATGATGTGCTGCACCACCACAGTGTTTGCACTCTGTCCCTGCCGATAGAGCCGTGCCACGGTCTGCTGATAGAGTTCCAAACTCCATGTGATACCGAACCACACCAAGGTCGAGCCGCCGCTCTGAAGGTTCAGCCCGTGTCCCGCACTTGCAGGATGGATAAGTGCGACGGGGATTTCGCCGCGATTCCAACGGGCGATGGCATCATCTGTATCGAGTCGGACACATGGCAGACGCTTTTCGATGCGATCTGCATCATGCCGAAACCAGTACGCCACGAGGAGCGGCTTGCCGTTCATGCTCTCTACGATGTCCTCCAAGGCATCGAGTTTGCGGTCGTGTATATGCAGTGTAGTCCCACCGTCAGTGTAAACCGCACCGTTCGCCATCTGTGCGAGTTTCCCGGACAGGACACCGGCATTTGCCGCCGTCACCTCATCGCCCTTCATCTGCAAAACCAACTGCTCGCACATTTCGGTGTATATCTTCTTCTCAGCCTCATCCATGCGGACGCTGTATTCGCTCTCGATCAGCTCCGGCATCTTGAGGTGGTCGGCGGCTTTCATGGAGATGGTGATGTCGGAGATTTTCTCGTAGATCCGCTCCTCGGCTCCGGGCAAGGGAACGTAGGAGAACACCACCTGCCCGTTGCGCTTGTCCGGCACAAAGTAATCTTGCCGATATTTCGTGATGAATCGTCCCAGACGCTGTCCCATGTCCAGAACCTTGAACTCTGCGAACAGATCCATCAAGCCGTTGCCGGATGGCGTTCCCGTCAGTCCGATGACTCTCTTTGCCAAGGGGCGAACCTTCATAAGTGCCTTGAAGCGCTTACTGCCCCAATTCTTGAAGGACGAGAGTTCGTCAATCACGATGGCATCGTAGGAGAAGTCCGTTTTCTCCACGAGCCACGGCACGTTCTCGCGGTTGATGATGTAGAGGGAGGCTTGCTTGCGAAGCGCATCCCGACGCTCTTTCTCCGTTCCGACTGCAACGGAATAACGGATATGGTTCAGATGCTCCCACTTACCGATCTCCTGCGGCCATGTGTTTCGTGCCACACGGAGCGGCGCGATAACGAGAATGCGGGAAATCTCGAATCGGTCAAACAGCAGGTCATTGAGGGCTGTGAGAGTAATTACCGTTTTTCCAAGTCCCATATCAAGGAGTACGGCGGCAGTCGGATGACTTTCGATAAAGTCGATGGCGTACTGTTGGTAATCATGCGGTATGAACTTCACGGGGCATCACCTCCAATCTCAACGGAATTCATTACCGAAACACTTCCTGCAGCACATCCACATGATAGGTGTTCACCATGCCATATTTGGCATCGTACTCCTTGCCGATGTGGTAACCCTGCTTTCTGGACATCGCCGACGCTCTGTGTCCAAGTCTTGCGGCGGCATCCCGACTCACGCCACGGATTCCCGTGAGGTTGGCATAGCCGATGATGGTGTAGTGGTGCTCATCGATAGTCATCTGCTTGGACTCGACCTCAAGAAGCCGCTCGTCCACCTTGTCGATGCGGGCATTTGCCGCCTTGATTGCCTTCGCCTGTTCCACCATTCGCTGTGCGCTGTAAAGGAGAAACTCCTCGGGTGTCATGTTCCTCATGGGGTTGAAATAGCTTTCTTCCAGCTCATCGAAAACATCCCATGCCCGCTCGGTTCCCAGCATCTTGCTGTGGCGCGCCGCGCCTTGTTTCGTCCAAAGAATCAGAGACGGTGCGCGACTCCCGACAACTGACTCGATATTTTCGAGTGAGTCCTTGAAAGCCTTGAGATCAGCACCTTCAAGTTTGAAGTAATGCTTCCCCTCAACGAATCGCTCCCTGTTGTTCTTAAAATTCTGCTGGATATGAATTGCCCTGCATCCATACGCCTCGGCAAGCTGATCCGTGGTCATGACACGAATGCTGTTGTGTTCCAATACCGTAAGTTCATTCATGGTCGATTTCCTCCAATACGCTGTCAATCTGCTCGATTCCGTCAATCACATACACCTTGAATCCAAGCCGTCGGAGTAGCCTATGACGGGCGAGCTGCAAGGCTCTCGGCTTCTTCCCCGGTGTTTTCAGTTCCACAAAGCCCATTCTGCCGCCGGGCAAAAGCACCAGTCGGTCGGGCATTCCATCGAATCCCGGCGAGGTGAACTTCGGAGCGATACCGCCCATTGCTTTGACTCTTGCTGCAAGTTTCTGCTCAATCGTCCGTTCGTACAACTTTTCCTCCTGTAACATGAGGTTGTATCACCTCTAAAGCCAGTCATATCAACGGATTCACGTTGTTTCTTGTTACAAGGCTACAGAAAATCCCTATATACGCATATATGCGCGTATTCGCGTTTTTCATGTACGGAATTATTATGTTTCTATTTACATATATAAATCTTGTAACTTGTAACAAAGCCTTATGGTACGGGCTTTGCTGCAAGTTACAACTTCCGTACAAGTTACAAGCGGCGATAGATCCTCTGCAGTCCGTAAATTGCGATACGTTGGGGTGTGGGCTGTTTTTCCCATTCAGGAAGTCTGGACATGATGGCTGCTATCGCATAGCTGTCCATGGAACGCAAATCCTCTTTTTTCCTGCTGAAGCACTCACACCAAATCTCCATGTTGCTGACAATCACGCGCACGTCTGTCCCCACGGGAGTCGTATCATCGCCCCGCAAAAACTCCCGCCGCTGATAGAGATCCATCTCGTCCCAGTTGGCGGGAAGCAGCGTATCGAGATAGAGACGCACCAGACCTTCACGCTCATCGTGCTCCATCGCTTCCCGCTGCTCCTCTTTGGCATATTCCTCCAAGTCCGGGGGCAGATACAGCTTTTCTCCGGCATCGGCGAGAATCATCACCTCCGCCCAGATTTGCTGCACAAGCTCCGAGGTCATCTGCCAGGGTCTATATTTGCTGCTGCCGCTCAGTTTGATGTTCCAATAACGGCGGTTTCCTGTGATGTCTCTCAGATACCCATTCTCGCTGTTGGTCGTGCCGAAAAACACGCACTGGCGCGGATGGGATGTCACACGTCTGCCGAAACTCGCCCGATACTTGTCGTCCACCCGCGACACAAAGGCTTTCACCTTATCGAGGTCGGCTTTCTTCATGCCTGCCAATTCGCCGATTTCAAGAATCCAGTACCCCTGCAGCTTTTCGGCGGCGGTCTTGTCATTCATATCCGATAAGGTCAGACTGTCGGAGAACCAATCCATGCCAAGATTGGCGATGAAGGTGGATTTTCCGATGCCCTGTGCGCCGTTGAGAACGGGCATATAGTCAAACTTGATGCCCGGCTCTTTGATGCGTCGATAGGCGGCACACAGCACTTTCCGACTGACGGCACGGGTATATGCGTTGTCGGCTGCGCCCAAGTAGTCGATAAGAAGCGTGTCCACTCTCGCCACACCGTCCCAAGGAGGCAGTGCGGCAAAATACTCCCGTATCGGGTGATAACTGCGATCATCCACGGCTTTCGCGACGGCGATGTCATAGTTCCGCGCCGAGAACGTGCCGTAGTTGTCATCCACATAACAGATAAGCTGGGCATCGTCCGCATCCCGCCAGAACTTACCGGGATGTGACCACGGCACTTCGCCCTTGATTTCCATGCCGTCTGCCAGCTGATTAAAGACAATGTTTTTCATATAAGGATCGTTTTGCATGATGAGCTTGATGTTGTAGAGGGAGTTTTCAATCTGTGTGGACTTTTTCTGCCGCACCAGCTTGTCCTTCCAATCGTCCTCCTCGGCAAAGTCCTCTACCGCCCGTTCCTGCCGCTCCTTGAGTGCAAGGGTACGTACCTTTTCATCCTTGGCGGCAAACTCAGCCATCTGAGTGAAATCGCCGTCAAAGAGATGCATCCCTACGAGGTCGTATACATTGCACAGCTTCCCGTAGGCAGGATCGGAGGCATGGTGACTGTAGGCGAATTTGCCATCATAAATCATCACACCGGGGATGCTCGCCGATTTCGTATAGCCCCACCGATTCTCATCTGCAGTCGGCTCATACACATCGGAGAGAAATGCCTGCATAGCTTCTTGGAGGGGATAGGCACGGCAAAACGCTCCTACAATGCCCTCCTTGGTCAGAGGATCAGCTTGTCTTTTGCGCTCCCGTTCCACCGCTTCTGTTTCACCCGGTGCAGTCGGCAGAGAGCTGCAGTCCTGCCAGTTCGGATGCGCTGCCAGAAATGCGTCGGGGTCGAGCCAGTTGCCCTCATACCTGCGGCAGATGTACTCCCCGTCGGAAGAGGAGGTCGGCCAATACATCAGCTGATTAATCTTGAAGGAACAGAGATCAACCGTATCCATGCCGATCTCGTCCGCAAGATAGCGGGCGATGGCATTGTATTCGTCCGGTGTGACATCCCGCGTCAACGGTACGAGGATTCTCGCCCGTGGGGCTTCCGGGATATGGCTATGGGTGGTGTAGACGATGGTGCAATGTTTGAAGGCAAAATCATCGAAACAGCCCTGCTCCAGTCGATCATGATCTAAGGTAATCATGGAGCGGCTGATAACCTCGGTCGCCCGCCGTCGCGTCCCTTTCAGCGTTCCCGCAAAGAATCCGCCTTTGTCCTTCACGACATCCCGTTCGCACTTCTTCATGGAACGGTATTCTGCAGCGGTTTCGGCAGTACGGATGGGATTCTGCAATTTTTCCCAAAGAGCGTCCATCGTCATTTTTCCTGGATGCCAGACAAGAGCCGCACGGCTGTTGCCAAGACAAAATGCTAATTCTCTCATACGCGCACCTTCCTCACCCTCGGTGTCTGTCCATATTCAAATCTTGCCTGCCGTGCCAGCTTGAACGCCTGTACGGTGGAGGCATCGTCCCTGTCCATCGTATAGTTGCTGTCATCTCCGAAAAGCTCAAATTTGCCCTGTTTGTTGATGCTGGGATGAGCAACGTAGTAATCTCCGTCGATGGTCTGAAAGTTGAAGGGATAGGGTCCGCCGCCAAAGCTGGGGAAACCGTAACGCCCCCACTCGCGGCAGTAGGATTCAATATCTCCAATACCGTCTCCGTCAGGAATCCCGGGAACAACGAGGAGCGGGTGCTTACCTTGGCTGAACTGGTTGATTTTGGCGGCATCATCCTTGGTCATCTTCCCTTTGACCTCCACATGGAGATCCCCGCCTGCTCTTCCGTCAACATCGTGGAGCAGGAAGTCCGGCAAATAGCATTGACCGTTATTGAGCACATACCCCTCCGGCTCGTACTCCCAACGAACACCGCAGGCATCAAAGAACACTGCCCACCGCGCCTCCAAGCGTGAGCGGAAAAGATAGCCCTTGTATTCTGTCTCTATTACCTTCATGGCGAAACCTCCTCGCACTTCGTTGTGAAATAGCGGATGTTCTTCTGCAGCCGCTCGGCATGAGCAATCTCCGCTGCCATGCCCTCGGTGATTCGCTCGCCGAACGCCCAAACCTCGCCGCACAGCCTCAGAAGCTCGAAATTCATATCCATCGCTTTCTCCCGCTCATCTACCTCCAACAGAAACTGAGGAAAGTACAGATGCGGCGCGAGTGGTATCCGCCCCCTGCCCACAGCAAATTTGCAGTACTGCCGCGCCCGCATGACGTTGACGCGCGGATTGTCCCGATAGGGCGAACAGATGTAAGTGAACAGATTCTGTCGGAGCACCTTCGTGAGAGCTGCGTGCGCCGTAGGGTCGGCATATCCCTCGTGATTTCTGAACTCGATCATTTCTCGCACCTCATCTTCCTGCTGCATTCCGTGCAGCAGATCGCCGTGCCGAAGAGGTCGAACTCCGAATCGCCGAAGAATTCATTGAGATCAACAGGCACTTCCGCTCCGCAGCGCGGACAGTGACAGAAGACATTCTCATCGTTGATTTCCACCGTGACCTCCAGAGTGTCATTGATGTTTTCCTTGACATAGAACATAAGATTTCCTCCCTTTGAAAACTGATTAGTTCCTCTCATCAGTAAGAGGACGAACAGGGAGGTTTTGGTCACCAAAAATCCTCCCATTTTTCACGGGAGGATTGAAGTCAATCTTTCTGATAGAATTGGCACTCGAAACCATCGGCACGGAGCGGGAGTCCGTCTGCCCAAGGCGGGGTTCGCGCCATCTGCTCACAAATGGCAGAAAGAGAAACTCGCTCGTCGCATTCGATGATGAGTTCATCATGGACGTGTGCAACAATGTCCATCGTCCGCAGCGTTTGCATGGCATAGCAGAGAATGTCGCGACTGATCGCCTGCGTGACATTCTCCACGAGCTTCGGTCCGTAAGATTCAATCCGTGCCCACTTTTTCGAGAGATTGAGTCCCATGTAAGTGACGGATTCGCCGCCAAACTGATTCTCCCCAATGCGCGGCTTCACATAGGCAAGCCTGCGCCCACACGGAAGCTCGATGAACATCATGCTGCCTTGATAGATGAACCGGATGCCATGGGTAACCTTTGTGCTGCGCTCCTTGATACAGTCCTTCGTGGCGCGATACACCGCCCACCAGAAGTCCACGATGTTCGGATTTGCTGCACGCCATGCATCCACGAGCGGATTCAGCTCCTCTTCCTTCATCCCAGACTCCAATGCACCGAATGCTTTCAGCGCACCAACGGAGCCGCCGTATCCACTCGACAATTCTGCTAATTTACCATACTGCCTGAGATGCCCGTTCTCTCCATGCTTGACCACATTGCAATGGAACATCCTGCCCGCTGTAGCGCAGTAGATGTCGCCATCATTTGCAAAAACGTCCATGCGCCATCGTTCCTTGGCAAGCCATGACAGTACCCGTGCTTCAATGGCAGAGAAGTCCGCGACAATGAATTTTCTGCCCTCCTTGGAAATAAAAGCAGTACGGATAAGCTGTGACAGGACATCCGGCACGGATTCATAGAGCAGTTCCAGTGCCGCAAAACTTCCCTGCCGCACGAGACTGCGGGCGTATTCGAGGTCGGCGAGATGATTCTGAGGAAGATTTTGTAATTGAATGTGGCGTCCCGAAAACCGCCCGGTACGGTTCGCACCATAGAACTGGAACATCCCCCGTGCACGACCATCCGAGCAAACGGTATTCTGCATTGCCTGATATTTCTTCACCGAGGATTTTGCAAGCTGCTGCCGAAGTTCCAGTACTTCCTTCAGCGGATCGGGAACATTGGCAAGGAGGGCAGTCACGGACTTCTTGTCGAGCGACTCGGTTTCAACTCCCTGCTCCTTGAGCCATGCCTTCATCTGCGTGACACTGTTCGGGTTCTCAAGGCTGGTCAAAGTTTTCAGCCTGTCCGTCAGTTTTTCCTTGGTTCGCACGTCGATCTGGACGGCGTTCTCCACCAAGGGCATATCCAGACGTATCCCGCGGTCATTGATCTCCTGGTCGAGTACATACTCCTCCCACACCGACTGCGGCACAGGATATTTGGAGAGACGCTTCTGAATCGCCATCTCCACTTCGACATCGCGGCGGTTGTAAGACTTGAAGAGGTCCCACTTCGCTCCCGTGGGTTCGTGGAACGGAGGCGTTGAAAAATAGCGGATCAGAGCCTTACCCTCGTTCATTTTCTGCTCTTCCAGTCCAAGCACACGTCCAACGCCGGCAAGTGAGAGCGGCAGTCCCATGTAGGCAGACCAGACCATTGTGCATCGCCAACTGTGGGGACTCAGAAAGCGGGCACACTCCGTAGAAAGTGGATGATTGTCATGGAACGGATCGAGGGCTATCCCCAAGTCCGACAAGTAACGCGACAGGCACACACGTTCAAAGTTGGCGTTGAATGCCCACTTGATGACGCTCTCATCGGTCAGAGCATCCAGAATTTCCTGCGGAATCTGTTCTCCGTTAGCAATGTCAATGACCTGCACAGCACCGCCGTCCACGGAATATCCAAAGAGCAAGATCGCGAAATCCTCTGCCTCTGCGTATCGATAAACACCACTTTTCCCAATATCCACACTGCTTCGCGTTTCAAGATCGATAGATAATGACTTCATGTATGTTCTCCTTCCGTGACAAAGGCAGCGAGGAAGAATCCCCGCTGCCCGTGTCGGTCAACTCTTATTTAGCTGAGAAAATCCTCGTCTTCGTCTGCGAAGTCATCCTCGGCGCGGGTCTTGCCCCCGAGCGGCTCACCGTCGGAAATCTTCTGCAGGTTGTTCAGTCCGCAAGCGATGCCCTTGTTGCCGTTCGAGTTGAATGCGTAGAAGTTGATGCTTGCTCGTCCGTAAACGCCGGAGTAGACCTCCGAGTGCTCGATGATCGGATTGCGGGCAGCATCCACGATGCCGGGCGCGGTCGCAGAGTTTGCGTTGATGAAGTAGCTGTCCTTATACGCCTCATCGTCCGGGCGTTCCACATCGCCGTCACGAAGTGGGTTCTTGATCGCCGTGAGTGCGGGCACGGACTTGCTGCTGCCCTTGAGCTTTGATTGCCCTTCCTCGTATGCCGCCTGAATGGCGTTCTTCACTGCCGTCACTGTCTTGGTGTCGCTCTTCGGTATGATGAGCGACACGCTGAACTTCGGCGCACCGCCGTTAATGGACTTTGCCTGCCAGACGTTGGCATAGCTCCAACGTGTCTTGACACCCGTGATCACTTTTGTCGGATTGATAACTTTTGCCATGATGTGTTTTCTCCTCAACTTTCCTTGAAATCTTCTGCTGCGGTATTCATCGCCGGCCGCTTGTCGCTCATGGGAGCAAGTGTAGGTTTCCCCTGCGGCTTGACAACGAGGCTGCCGAGCAGTTCCTCAAACTTACTTTTTCCGAGCAGACCAGTCATCGCCGTAATTCCGAGCAGTTTTTGCTCATACGGCTCAAAGCCTGCTTCTTTGACGGTTTTGGCGACAGCCGCCTCATCGGTGTATTTCCGATTCGAGCGGCCTTCCACCAGTTTCCAGTCCGTCCACTGTTTCCCTTGAATCGCCCGCTGCAGGGCGTATTCCTTGATGTCGCTGACCCATGCGGCGAGTGTGTCAGCCTTTGCAAGCACCGCTTCTACTTCCGAATCTTCCAGTGTCGGTGGCATTTCGAAGTCATACCGGGCGAGTTCCAGATTGTACTCTGCCCGCTTGCGGCAGGTCGCCTTGATTTTGCAGAACTGGCAATGTGCTCCGGCGCAGAACACTCCTTCTCCTTCGTGTGCCAACTTTGCCGCAGGTACAAGCGTATCTGCCGCCCATGCCAGAAGATCAGCTTTCGAGATGATGAACTCCGAGATGTTGGCGAGACGAGGCTGGAAGATCACCATCCGCACCTCTTCGATGTCGTAGAGACCGTCGAACATCTGGACGCAGCCAAGCGCGTAGCACATCATCTGCGGATTGTGGTCAGCACTGACCTCGATGCCTTTGCCGTGTTTGTAGTCCACGATGCAGACGGTCTTGCCGGAGATGATGAGCGTGTCGGCTGTGCCGAACCCATCGGGTACAAAGTCCGAGAAGTCCACACGCTGCTCCACGGACACCATCGTATCCTTCGACTCCTCGCGGAACTGCGACACAAGCCCCATAACGAACTGGGCATAAAAGTCTGCACACTCTTCCATCTCACTGTCATAGGAGGACAGCTTCTTGGTCGGATCGCGCACCCGCTCCCCAAGAGCCTTGCGGAGTTTGTACTCGCAGAGCGTATGCGCGTCTGTCCCTTGGGCGGCATACTCACTCGGCGTGTCGGGTTGCTCCGCATTGAGCCGCGCCGACGGCGGACAGGCAATCCAACGTGCGGCAGAGGATGCCGAGAGGACGGCATGTTTACGTGCCAATCTTCTCAGCCTCCTTCAAGAGTGCCGTATAGTACTCCGGCACAAGCTCGCTGAGTTTTGCCGCGCCGAACTTGGAGATCAGTGACTTGACTGCGGCACTGTGCCCTTCGACAGAGAGCTTCGCAAGCACGGTGCGTACCTCCTCAAGTGTCGGCGCGGCTTCCTCCGATTCCGAGACCTTCGGTTGCTCCTCGCCTTGAGAACTCTGTACGATTTCCTCAAGGACATCGACGAGCCGGCGCAATGTCGCCACAAGCTCTGCTGTGACTTCATTCTGTTCCCGCATAGGTATCACTTCCTTTCGATTAACTGCGGGCATCTTCACCTTCCTATAAAGAAGAGGACACCTGCCCGCAGTCTGGTCACCAGATTTTACAAAATATCCTCAATCTGCTCTTGCAGTCTGGGCATGAATTTCTTCATACGCTTACGAACACTTTCTTTGGATTTGAAGCCGACAGCACCAGCAATCTCGCGTTCAGACTGTCCCGCCGCCCTGCGGATAAGAATTTCATGGTCGATGGGATCGAGTTTGGCGAGAGCCTCGTACAGCGTGCGATTACGCTCCTCGCGGACTGCGGTGTCGGCGACATCCTCATGGACGGGAAGTGCCGGGTCATTGACCTCCACCGCACGTTCTAAAGAGATTGTCCGATACACGGGATGTGAGCATCCATCACAGCTGCGGTTGGCGCAGCAGGGCTTTCCTTCATAGATACAGTGTTGCTCACGCTTTTCCCGCTTATCCTCCCGCCAGATTGGGCGCATGACGACGGAGTATTGATTAGCATCGACAGGTGCATAAATTGCCCGCCCCGACGCCTTGAAGAACTTTTCTCCGGCAGCCTTCCGCCGGACGAGTTCATCCATGCCCGTATCCCGGATTCTTCCGTTTTCGTGGATCTGAATCGGGACGGGGACATACACGCCCAGCTTCTTACTGTGCTGAAAACGATGTCCCTGCTGCAGGAGTTCCTTGACCTCCTGCGCGGAGTAGTCTTTGATGATACCGTTAAGCTGGATTTTCATAGTTTTGCGTTCCTTTCGTTCTTGCCGAACGGCAGGATGCAAAACTACACACGGGCTTCACTCCAAAAATGGGCATAAAGAAGCACGGTGGGAGCATAGAAATACTGACAAGCTCGTATGCTGTCAGAATCCCTGTTTGCATCCCGCCGTCCTATGGCCATCTTGGACAACAGATTGACTTACTTAGGGAAACCGAATTTGATTCTTCCTACCACATCCTTAAAAAAATCTCCCTCTACAAAGAAACGGACACATACATCCGATTTGGTCACCGCTTTTTGATTAGAATTTTTTCTGTTTTTTTCTCACAAAAGCGAGAAAAGAAACTCTTGCTCGTGTTATAATTTAGATGTACTAGATTTCCTCTGCCCCCGGATAAAACGACGAAGGTGCAAGGACTGTCTTGGAAATGTGTTATAATAGTTCTATGCACTATCTTCACAGAGAGATTTCATATGCTGTGCTTGATGAGGACTTCTACAAAATCAACTTACTAATAGCAGTTTAGCAAAATAGCTTATTTAAAAATCGGACTGGACGGACACTCCCGGACGCTCTCGGACAGAAAGGAAATCTTCAAACAGGAGGAATATAAGTCATGACTTTTTCTGAATATGCTACAGGTCTTTCAGCCTATATTTCATATGGAAAATCGGAGTATGACTATTTCACTGAGCTGATCGGGAATTTCATACAAGATGCTGCAATGGACGCCTGTAAACTACTGAAGAGACAGAATGACACAAAGTATCGATACATCAAAGGAATCCGCCTCATTCAAGTAAAGGATGCACAATATCTCTATGACCACCGTGATAAGGAAAAATTCTCGCATTGGATATGGGAGAGAATGGATGATACATCGTCTTATGACAAGATATCAGCTTGGTTGGTCAGACATAACATTTCAAGTAATGATCCAGCCACAGCATGTGCAGACCTGTTAGAGTCTATAATCTTAGACATCATCAACAATATTGCCTCATCTCCCCCCTCTCAAAAATCTGATTTAGATCTGACGCTGATCAATGACATCCAAGAAAAAATAAAGTCGCTCCCCCGTCCGGCTAATGTACCGGTTCCTAAGGAAGCGACTCAAAATGAGGAAACATATATTGATGAGTTGTTTTTAGCATACGGCGATGCCGAGGGCATGGATGTGTTTTCAAGGAATGACCTTATATCATTTCCCGACTATGAGGAGGATTTAAATGGTCGCCGCATCGATTTTTATGCGGCTGAAAGCATACGGCGCGGAGTATTAGAGTTGGGCAGTGGCAGTCTAACAGATCAATTTGACGTCTTGAAATCCGAAACTCTTGTCGGCGTGACAGACACAGCAAAACGAGCACACCCGAATGGTTATGAGCGTATGCTTGCAGTAATGGAGCAGGCAGTCACCACACCGATGACAAACTATGTTCTCAGCGCATCTCCATATTGGATCGGTGGAAAAATCAAAAAAGGTGTATGCCATCATCTTGTGAACGACGGTAAACTTGCATGGATAAGGAGAAGAAAGAAGCAATGAGTGAATCCGCCCTTGGCTCAGTCTTTGAAATTTCTCTCCGTATTCTTCTCATGCTGAAAGAGTTGTTTCCTTCAAAATTAGATGAACAACAAGTCAGTGCATTAGATTTCATCTCTGTTTACGCATCAGACTTTGGTCTACTGGACGAAAACCTGCATGGATATGGCGATTACAGATTTAGTGAATATCCAGCAAGAAAGCATATGGTGGATTCTGCTTTAAAAAACCTTGTACTGGATGGATATGTTCGCCTATCTCCCACCCCAACCGGGTACAGATACTCCATTACAGAGCTTGGAATGGCGGTCTGTAAGCAATTTGACAATGACTATGCAAAAGAATACATTATTGCGACTCATGCTGTACTTAGTAAGTTTAATGGAGCAAATGCCAAGGCGATGTTGAAAGAAATAAACAAGCTTACTGTTCAATCACTAAAGGAGGTCGGACATGAATAGATTTTATATTGAAAAACTGATCGTGTCCGGTGGATGGCACAAAGACACCGTCATTGATTTCAAACCTGGTTTGAATTTTATATTGGGGCCTTCCAATACAGGAAAAAGCCTCATCATGGACTGCTTGGATTATGTATTCGGATTCTCCCCGAAGAAAAACCGACCTTCAAAAATTGTTGATAACCAATACGGCTATGAGTATGTCACGCTCCATTTGGCAACAGGCACAGGAAGCGTTATTCTGAAGCGCAAAATAGCTGATTCAAAAATTCTCGTCAGCGGCACAGATCCAACAGTTGAGCATGGTACATACAGCGTAAGTCATAACGCCAAGAAGAATATCAACGCTGTCTATCTTCATTTGCTTGGAATTGATGAACCGCATGTTATTCGTTCGGCAGAAACAGGCACTAAAACTCAAGATCTAACATGGAGAAGTATGCTCCATCTGTTTTTCATTCGACAAGGAGATGTTGCAAGAGAAAGCTCAGCGTTACTGGCGCCCAATAGCCCGGGTCACACGGCATCAGCATCCGTACTGTTATACTTATTAACTGGGAAAGATGCCAATTCCCTTATTGCAACAGAAGATCCTAAAATCAGTGAAGCAAAAAAGAAGGCCGTGATTGGATACATCCAAGAAAAAGTAAAGGAACTCACTGCCAGACGAGAAAAACTGGAAGTTGCTCTCTCATCCTCAAGTATCACAGATCCTCGTACGAGCGTCGAGCGTATTCGAAAAGAGATTTCTGACCTGCAGACACGAATGGATGCTGCTGCAAAAGAAAGTCAGCAGATTATGTCGGAAATCTATGCATGGAATGGTAAACTCTCCGAATCAAAAACTGTAGAACATAATCTTTCTGTCCTACACCAACAGTATCAAGCTGATATCAGGCGAATCGAGTTTATTGTTGATGGCGCAGCGAGTATCTCACCTATCCGAAAAAAAGTTAAGTGCCCTATCTGCGGTGAATATGCAGAACGTGTACAGAGCACATCTTTTATTGAAGCATCTGCAGCTGAGCTTGAAAAAATTAAACATCATCTATCCGAACTGAATATTGCTCAGAAGGACGTCAATCATCAACAAAAAACGATCATTACCACAATCAGAGCATTAGAAGAAAAGAAGGATACTATTGATACTCTGATTACTAACCAATTACAACCTCAATTAAGTTCTTTTGAAGAAAAACTTGAACAACATCTAAAACTGATACGACTTTCAGGAGAGCTCGATTTTGTCCGTCAAGACGAAATACAGTACAGTAGTGAGTTGTTCAACAAGGAAACAGAAGAAATATCGCGCCCCTCGAAGTATAATGTGTTCGAGGATTATGACTACGATCTCATCAAAGGCTTTGAAGAGAAGCTTCGTCAGATTTTGAAAGCCTCCCATATTGGAGGAGCGAATTCAGCAAGACTTAACATGGAAAACTTCGACATTGAGATTGATGGGCTAAAAAAATCTGTCTCAATGGGCGGAGGCTTCTGCGGGCTACTGAACACAATCACAACAATGGCGATGAGTTCATACCTCATTGATCTTGGAAGGAATGCTCCCGGCTTCTATGCAGTCGATTCCTCCTTGACGCAGCTCTCTGAAGCGGAACATAAAGAACAAAACGATACCATAAAACAAAATTTCATAAAGTATCTCATCTCTAATGCCCACGAACGACAGGTCATCATTGTTGAGCAAACAAAACGTATGCCCTTCATTCCCACTGACAGTGAGGAAAATGCTGTCCATGTTATTCAATTCTCTAGAAACAAAGAAAAAGGTAGGTATGGATTTTTGAATGATGTGTATAATGCGGAAGATCAATAA